TCATTGTTTTCCCTTCACTTTCGCTATAAATCCTATAATTCCTATTACTAAAAAGAAACCTGCTATCATGCCTATTGTTAAGCCTGGCAATAATTCTATTGCGAATATACTAAATATTCCGATAAATGCTGTCCAAATCATATTCCAGGCGTCTGGCTGTCCTCCTGACCCGTCATTATATCCGTCATCATAGCCTTCATCATAATCTTGTTGGCTTTTCCATATTTTTCCATCATCGTATCCTTCATCGTATCCTTCTATATAACCTGTGTCTGTTCCTTCTGCTTCACCTTCTATATATCCATCTTCGTAGCCTTCTATGTAAGCGTCTGCCCCTATTTTGTTAATGTCTGTTTTAATTATATTCATTCTTTCGGTGTTTGTTGGTGTTCCTACGATTAGCATTACATATTGTAATTCATCTTTGAAATCATCGAATGTGCCGATATTTTTATCTTCGGTTTGATAATGTATTGATAGTCTTGCCCCGATATTAATCCAGTTTGGGTCTGTAAATGTGAAACGGTATATATTCGGGCTTTCGGTGTTGCTTGTGAGTAATGTTAGTGTTTGTATTTCTACATATTCAGTTGTATAGCCTGTTATTTCTATATAGTCAATGTTATCAATTAGGTTGTTCGGCAGGTATGCGTAATAATTGGAGTAGTGGTCGCCGCTTGCGAATGGTGATTTTGCGAAATAATAGTAATCATCTGCTTCTACTGCGTTTGCTGACGTTATAGTAATCATTGATGATAGATATGGTTCGGCTTTTGCCTCTGATACGGAAATAATGCCTGATATTGTTATGATTATTGTTATAAATGTCTTACATAGCCATTTTGTTGTTTTGTTTTTCATTTTTTTCTCCTTTTGGTGCAAAGGGTGAAGCGTTTGCCTCACCCTCCGCATTTTTTTTGTTATCTCCTTACCAGTCGTCTGATAAATGTTAGTCCTACCATTACTAGTGCTAGTCCGATGCCGAATAATGCCATTACTCCTACAAAAGTAAATGAACTTGTTAGGTCGTCCCAGAAGATTGGGATAATTCCTTCGATTGCTGATGTGATGGCGTCAACTGCGCCCGTTACCATTTCTGCGATGATTGCCCAGGCTTCTGATGCGATTGACAGAAACATTATTTATTTCCTCCTTTCTCGAATGACTTGATTAGGTTTTCGATGTCCGCCATGGCTGTTTTCATCTGGTCATCAAGAAAAATCTCTTTGATTACTACTCCACGATATTTGACTTGGAGTAGGTCGAATGTTGTTTTTCCGTCTGCCTTCGATTTAGTGATTACCGTTGCTGTAAACATTTTTTTGCCTTTCTGCTTCGGCGCTTGGTCGCTACCCTTATATTTTTACGATATACCCTAAGAAATGATTTGTCAATGCTTTTATTAAAAAAAAAAGAAAAAGTCCTTTCGGCCTTAATCTTCTATCATTATTGATAATAGCGCTTGAATTCTTAATGTAATTAATTTGACTGCTTCTGTTTTGCTTGTGTTTGGAAGTCTTTTAATTATCTTTTCTATTGCTGTTTGTCTTATTAAATCTAGTTCGTTGTAATTCCATTCTTGACCCGTTGTTTCTTTTAACGCTTGTAGCGTTTTAATGATATTAACTCGTTTGAATTGTGCCATTTTGTTTCCTCCTTTCTTTAATTTTTTGGGTTATCTTTATCTCCTTAACTAATTATAGTATATCATAGGTTAAGAATAATGTCAATACCTTTTTATAAAATAATTGTAAAAAGTTTTACGCCAGGCTGTACCGACGGGAAGCCGTCCAACTTAAAAGCCGGTTTTTCGCCATGTATAATGTCGTGTTTTTTCAAAAGTGCGTTCTTCGCGGGCATTATGCGTGCGGGCGGGCGCATATACTTGATAAGTGTCCGCCCGCACGTTTTGTTGTGAATGGCAAAAAAAGAGGCCTGTTTAATTGCCTCTTAATCTTACTATTTCTTTTCCGAATATTTCCCATGCGTCATGTAATATCGGTGGTGTTAGGTTTCTTGATTTATAATATGTATATGTTCCTTCTCCTGCTTGCAAATATGGAACTAGATATTCAAGTAAACCGTCTATGCTTTTAACTCTTTCTATATTGGCGAAAGCACCCCATCTTGTTTTAATTTCTAAAAATGGCAAATATTCGATTTTGAAAATTATGGCGTGTATGTGATAACCTCCGCTTTCGTGTGTTTCTAAAACGTGCATATAGTGAGTGATTCCTAGTTGTTTCCGTAGATTTCTAAATGCGTTATTGGCTGTTGCTGTGTCATAAACTTTTGGGTGGAAGGTTAGGGTTAGATGTAATGTTTTTCCTTCTTCATAATTTGCTCTTGCCCATTCTCTAAATTCATGCCGTTTTATCTTCTTCCGTAATTCTTTCTGTTGTGTTCTCTTTTCCATTTTTGCTATTAACTCTCTTTTTTTCTTTTCTTCTTGTAGCCTTTTCCATGTGGACTTTTTCATGATTTATATTTTCAAAAAATACGGTTTCATAGTATCGTGTGTCATAATAAATATCCTTTCTGCGAATAAATAGTAATCCGTCTGTGATAATTCCGTTTTGTCCTTCATATTGTTCTTTTAATGCACTTGCCGTTGTTTTGTATAATGGGTCTGTTACTCTTTGTGTTATTCCTAAATGTGAGAAGGGAACTAAACCGTTCTTGGCGCTTTCAATGTTTTCATAAAAACGCCATTTTACAATAAAATACTTTCGTAATATGGGGATATGTCTGGATATATAGCCTTTGCCTATTGTTTCTTTTGCTTTTATGTAACCGTCCATTTGTAATTCTCTTATGGTCTTGTATAGGCGTTCTATGTTTTGTGTGTTTACAACGGTATAACTGTCGTATAAATGTCCTTGGGCTGTTATGAATAATGGTAGTGATTTATATTTCGCTTTTAATCTGCTGTCCTCTGTGCTTGGCAAATATAATGCGCTATCGTCCAGGAAATAAGGCACTCCCTCCCATGCTTCTACTTTTTTACATTTTTTGATTGTTCCGTTAATCATGTCCTCGAATGTGTTTGGCGCTATGCTTTCGAAATAGTCGTATAGCGGAACTGTGGTTACATTGTTTCCGTATGGTATATTTGATAATCCTTTTTCAACGCCGTTTATCAAGTGCTGAAATATAAGTCCTTTTCCTTTTCTTTTTCCGCCAAATACGATAATGTTATCTTTCCCGTAATGCCTCAATTTTTGATTACATACGATTTTTATTAAAAGCCATATCATTGGTGCGAATATCCATAATAGTATCGCATACGGCCAAATTAGAGGTAATAAGATTAAAATTAGCCATATTGCCCAAATTATTGTAATTACAATTTGCTCTAATACCCTTTTTATCTTTTTCCAAAATATTGTTTTTTTGTTGTTCATAATAATCTTATCCTTGAAAAAACCCATGCCACTATTGTTACTGGGATTAATAGTATTGCTAATATTAATGTTGTAATGGCTGTTCCTGCGATTATTTCTGCTAGATTTACGTCATAGAAAAATGGCACTGATAAAAAAGCCATGTTTTCCAGGAAGCCGATTAGTCCATTATAAAACTCTTCTATTATTTCCCATAGATTTGTAAATGTTTCACTCATTCTCTAAACTCCTTAATATGTCGTATATTTCATAAAAATATTCAAGTTGTGTTTGGTCTGGATACCATTCTAGTTCATCAAAGTTTATGTATAGGTTTGGGTTTTCTATAAAATAATCCATTTGTGTTTGAATGTCGGCGTCATTCATTAAATCGTATGTGGTGTCAAATAAAGGGGAGTATTGTTCGTCATCAATTAAATCTGTAATATTAAAAAGATAAAGATAATCAGAGGTTAGCGTTCTTACTTCTCCGGCAAGGGTTAAATATCTTATTAAATAATTTGTTGTTGTATTTACTATAAATATATGCGACTGAACACCATTTGTCGATATTAATGCTTCTTCCAAAACATATGTATAAGGTTCGTTTTGCATTCTAATATGAAGGCTATAATTATTAACGCCACTTTGTGTATGTTTTGATATTATATAATATTTATCGTCGGTTAATGATTTTATTTGGCCAAAAAACTCTGTATCAGTGCCAGTGGATATATAAGTCGCTATGCCTTCTGTAACTGTGAATGATGCTGTGGGAGTATAATTAGTCCATTCATTAGTTCCATTCTCAAAACCCCCATTCTCTATCAACTGTTCTGTGTCCAAAAGCAAGCCATTTTCGGCTGGCTCGAATATTTGCCTTAATGAATTGTTATTTGCAAACCATAAAGGCGTATCTAGGTCGTATATTACGAGATAATCGTTGTTTTCGACATAAACATCTCCTGTTTTGTATAGGGGGGATAAGATAATTCCTGCGAATATTGTTACTATTGCTGTTAAGATTAGTTTTTTTGCGTATGTTTTCATTTAATTATTCCCCATATAATAAGCCCTATTATTATTGGTGCGCTCATCAGTAGTGGTGTAAATGTTTCTAGTCCTGGTATGTTAATTGGTTCATTTAGCCATTCCCATACCTCTCCAAAAGCGGTTAATATATTCATTACAAAGTTCCATAATTTGTTTATAATGTCGCTTCCGTCTGTCATTGTTTTCCCTTCACTTTCGCTATTAATCCTATAATTCCTATTACTAGAAAAAATCCGGCTATCATGCCTATTGTTAAGCCTGGCAATAATTCTATTGCGAATATACTGAATATTCCTATAAATGCTGTCCAAATCATATTCCAGGCGTCTGGCTGTCCTCCTGA